TGAAGCACGATCTGGGCGAGAATACTAACTTTGCCGTGCAGGCTCCGCGCCGCCCAAGGATTCACTCATGTTGCTCATGATCGACAATTATCATAGAGCATCTGGCAATCGTTCGCTGTCTTTCGCCAGTTTCCGCCGAAATCCTGCAAAAATCCAGTAAAAACCGGGCGTTGCGGGTGGTTTGCCCGGCTTGTTCTTTCGCCTGCTTTCGCAAATATTCGCCAGCAGCCGGATAAAAACCGGACAACCTGCCGGACAAAATCCAGTAAGATCACCTTGTATCCGGTAATCGAGGTGGAAAATGCGGCCAGATTTCATTCCAAGAGAGGCATTCAGGGCGTGGTTGAAGCCCAAGGAACTCAACAAATACGCCATGATCGACGGCATTCTTGCCGCGAGCTACGCGGGCAGATTCGAGCGCCTTGGTCAGCCATTCCAGAGCCGTGACGGCCGCTTCCGTCTGCTTGATCTTGTGGCCAGGGCGCGGGCGCACTGCCACGCCATCACCCCTCCGCCGGATGGAAAGTTTGCCGTCGAGTGCTTGCGTGCGAAGGCCGACGAGCTGCGCTCGATCGTCGCCGACCTCGAAGCCCGGCGGGCGATACTCGCGGCACAGGTGAATCAGGCCGAGATGGTCAATGCGTTGCGAGGCCATGCTAAGTCATTGACCGGGGCCACTCTGCTTACCGAGGAAGAGATCGTCACGCAAAGCGAAAGTGTCGCCGATACCTGCGGCGTCTATTTTCTGATCCTCCGTGGCGTCGTGGTCTATGTCGGGCAGTCGGTCAATGTCCATGCCCGCATCTTGCAGCATCGGGCGCAGAAGGAATTCGACCGCTTCGGCTTCGTTGCCTGTGATGAATCCGCCCTCGATCTGCTGGAGTCGCTTTACATCCATGTCCTGCGTCCGCCGCTGAATGGCGAGCAGTCCGGGACGCCATGCGCCCCATTGAGCCTCGACAAGATTCTCAAGCTGGCCGGGGTGAAGTGATGCCGGCGCTGACAGACACAAAGATCAGGAACGCCAAGCCAGGCGACAAGCCAATCACCCTCAACGACGGGAACGGGCTGTATCTGGACATCCGGCCGACGGGGGCGAAAATCTGGCGCTACCGGTACTGGCTGACCCCGGAGAAGGACGGGCGCTACACGATAGGCGAGTATCCATCGGTTTCACTGTCGGAAGCCCGGCGAGAACGGGAGCGCCTGCGCGAGCTGGTCAAGCAAGGGATCAACCCGACGCACGAGAAAAAGACGGAGAAGATTCGTCAGACCCACGAACGGGCCAACACCTTCGAGGCCGTTTCCCGCGAGTGGTTGGAGCGGAAGAAGGAAAAGTGGACACCGTACTACCACAAGCAGGCGACGAGCTGCCTTGAGCAGAACGCTTTCCCGAAAATCGGCCGCCTGCCGATTCGCAATGTCACGGCGGCGCACTTGCTCGAAATCTTGCAGGCGATGGAGCGGCGCGGGGCAGAGACATACGCCCTGCAACTGCGGCAGTGGTGCTCGGCGATATTCCGTCATGCCGTCGTGACGTTGAGGGCCGATGGCGACCCAGCAGCGGCCCTCAAGGGGGCAATCCAACGGCCGCAGGTCAATCACAGCAAGCCGATGTCGGCCGACCAGATCGGCGACTTCAAGGCGCGGCTGACGAAGTATGGCGGCAACAGAACGACCGTCATTGCCATGCGGCTGATGCTCTACACCTTCGTGCGGACGGTCGAGCTACGCAAGGCGCCGTGGGCCGAGTTCGATATTGAGGCGGCAGAGTGGAAGATTCCGCCTGAGCGGATGAAAAAACGACGGCTTCACGTCGTCCCTCTGGCGCGGCAGGCGATTGCCCTACTGGATGACCTGAAACGGATTACCGGGGCAGGCCTGTGGCTGTTCCCGAATTTCCGGCGCCCGGATGATGTGATGAGCGCGACGACGATCAATCGCGCCCTTGAGCACATGGGCTACGCTTCGGGCCTTTGGACGGGGCACGATTTCCGCGCCACCGCCTCGACTCAACTGCATGAAATGGGATTCCGTCCCGAGGTGATTGAGCTCCAGCTCGCCCACGTCGAGGAAAACAAGACGAAGGCGGCCTACAACCACGCCGAATACATGACCGAGCGGCGTGAAATGATGCAGGCCTGGGCCGACTGGATCGATAGCATTCCGGAGCGCGACACCGGTTCGACGCTCAAGCTGCCTGAGCATGAGGCGACGAGTTCGCCGGCTGATCCGTCCGACTCTGACGAATCTGCTGACTGATCCATGCCTGAATCTCCGACTCGACCCAGCCCGACAAGCGCCCGAGCTTGATCTGTTTCGGGAACTCCCCGCGCTTCATCTTCTCGTAGATCGCCGTGGTGCCCAGCCCGACCATTTCCTTGACCTTGGGCAGGCGGATGATTTTTTCGCTCACTTCGTTTTCTCCTGTCTGTTTCGTCATGCTGCCCACCGTGTCCGGTAGGTAATGATGTCTCTGGCCGTCGATTCGCCGCAGCCGAAGATGGCGGCCAAGGTCGCGTAGCCTTTCCGCGACCCCTTGGCCTTCCAGTCCTCATAGAGCCGCCGCATTTCGCGCACCTGGTCGTCGGTGAGGCGGGCGCGGTGATGCGTCTCGCCGCAACGGTGCCCGGTGTGGCTCCTGCTGACCATCACGCACCCCGCGCCATCTCTGCCAGTTGGTTGAGCCGGTCGGCCGGTAGTGTGATGCTGCGGGCGGACAGGCGGCGATCCACGAACAGCGTCACGCGGCCGTTCTGCGCGTGATACCCGGTCAGTCCGGTAACGGTGAAAGGTCGGCGCGGCGTCGCCTGCCGCTTCTGCTGAACCTTCGGCGCGGCAGGAATGGCTGCCTTAGCTTCCAGCTCGGCGATGCGACGCTTGAGGCCGGCGATATAGGATGCCGCGTTGATCGGCGTGTCCTCTCCGCTGATTTCGCCGATTGCTTCGCGCCATGCGTCGCGTTGCTTCTCGGCGCGCTCGGCGTGTTCCTTCATCATCGTGCCGCCGGCCTCGGCGTTCTTGAGGTCGTGGCGCAACTTCTTGGCCTCTTTCTCCAGTTCGTCGTTTCGCTCCTTGAGGGCTCGGCCACCGGATTCCAAGCCCTCCGCGAGCTTCGCCTTCTCGCGGTGAATCTTGGCCATCGCAGCGGCAGCGATCACGCCATCGCCGGAATCGTCGACGGCCCCGATTGCATCCAGCAGGAACCGGAGGCGCTCACTGAGTTCGCGGTTGGCCAGGGCGAGCAGATTGGCGTCGGCCTCCGACATCGCATCTTCATCTTCATGCGCGGCGCTGGCCAGCCAGTAAATCAGCTCGTTTCCTTTTCCCTTGCGCTTCTCGCACTCAACGGTTCCCTCGGTGCGCAGCGCATTCAGGACGTTGTTCACGCTGCTCTGCGATTCCCGATAGCCGATTGCTGCGGCGATCTGTTTGGCTGTCGCTTCCTCGGTCTTGCGGAGGTGGGCGGTGATGAGTTTTTTCAGGTCGTTCATGGTCGTGCTTCCCGCTAAAAAGGTATGTCATCGCCGAGGTCGTCATACGCCTGGCGTTGGGGTTGGCGTTGCTGCTGGCCGGCATTGCCGCCGGCCGGGCGCGATGGGGGCGGCTGGTATCCGCCTTGGTCGGACTGCCCGCCGGGCTGACGGCTGCCGAGCATCTGCATTTCGGTGGCCTCGATCTCGGTGGTGTAGCGATCGTTCCCGTCCTTGTCCTGCCACTTCCGGGTCTTGATCCGGCCCTCGATATAGACGCTGCTGCCTTTCTTCAAGTACTGGCCGGCGATTTCGGCCAACTTCCGGTAGAAAACGACCTTGTGCCACTCGGTGATTTCGCGCTTCTCCCCGGTGTTCTTGTCCTTCCAGCTTTCAGAAGTGGCGATGGTGATGTTGCACACCGCGTCGCCGCCGCTCATGTAGCGCATCTCCGGGTCTTTGCCGAGGTTGCCGACGAGGATCGCTTTGTTGACGGACGCCATTACTCGGCCCCCTTCACGTTGTGGCCCCACAGCTCGGTTGTCTCGCCGCTGCGGGTGTTCTCGAATTCGGCCAGTTTTTTCCAGCCGGCAGCCTCAAGGACTCGCTGCTGGGCAGCGTTGCCGGAGGCGACCGTGCAGATGGCGAAGTCATGCAGTTGCGCCCGTAGGGTTGCTCCCTGATGGGCCTTGAGCATGTGGCCGTATCCACGGCCGCGCATGTCCTGCGGCACCATGAACCCGTGGCACACCGCGACTTGCGGCTGACCGGGCAACGGCGTGACCTCGTAGGCTCCGTAATCGGTGGCGTGGCGTGTCATGCTGCACCCCCGAACAGGTCGCCCTGGATGGGCTGCTGGCGCATTGCCTGCACGGCCTGCCGGCGGGCGTTGGCGGCCCAGCCAAGCAGGACAAAGCAGAACCCGCGCTGGGCAGGGTTGCCAGCCCGTGACCGGGCCTCGCGCAGATAGACGCGGGCGCGGTGGATGGCAGAGGCGCGTTCGCTATTCTCGATCATGGCTGCACCACCTTGAACCCGACGGCAAACACCCACGGATTAACATCCCAAGCACCGGAGCCGTTGATCGTTTCCCACAGCGCCCGATACTCGGCCACGGGATCAACATCGATGGCGTCGTATTCGCCGCACTGCTGAATGCTCGGCAGTCTCTCGCGCACGACCTGGGCGATGCCTTCGGCAAGGCAGTCGTCATCGCTGATGTCCTGCAACCGCTCGACGCGGACGCCGGTGATCTCCAGCATGATGCGGCTGCCCCAGCGGGGCATGTGGATGGATGGCTTGCAGGCGCTGCTGATGTTGTCGTCCAGGTCAAGGAACTCCTGAATACCGTCCGTTGCCGGGTAGCTGATGGCATAGCCCTTGCCGGTCTTCCAGTCGGTTTCCGAATGGTTTTCGACGCCATCGGCGAACAGCGGCTGGAACGTCTCGCGCACCCACAGCCGGTCTCCGGGCTGGCCGTAGGGACAACGCGTCGCAAGGTTTCTCCGCTCGCGCATTGCCGTCTCAGCGCCGTGGTGGTCCTCGATGGCATACAGCCCGGTGTCTTTCACAACCCGCCGCGTCTGACTCTTCCGGCCTTCGAGGATGGCGCGCACCATCGGCGCGCTGAACAGGATAGGGCGCTCTTTCATGCTGCCACCTCCGCAGCCTTCGCCGTCGCGCTCATGGCCTCCAGATTCCCTCCTTCCATCCAGAACACGCCGAAGTTATCCGGCAGGCCCGGCAGTGCCTTTTCGAGCTGGTCACGGCGCATCGTGCCGAGCACAAGGGCGGTGTCGAATGCGTTGGCGTCCGCCATGTCGGCCAGCCAGAAAATCAGGTCATTGCGGCCCGGCGCATCGAGCACGTCCATGCGGTCGAGCACCAGAAGGCGACGGCCGGAAACGTGGCTGATGGCTTCGGCCAGCAGGCAGTCAGCGCGCCATTTCTCCGATTCGGATAGCAGGCCGTAGGGGCGGCCACCGACGGCGATGTTCATGTCGCCGTCGATCACGGGCAGCTTCCAGCCGGCCAGCTTCGATGTCATCGACAGCCGGTCAGAGAATGGCCGCAGAGCATCGGCGAGGATTTCGGCCGGGATGCCGGTCGGGGCCAGGTGCTCGGCGATCTTGTCCCATGCCTGCACGTTCGCATGGTGCTGGGCGGCTGCCTTGGTCTTGCTCTCGGCCTCGGCTGCCTTGCGCTCGGCATCGCGTACCGATTCGAGCTTGGCCTGCGCTTCTTTCCGGCTGGCGCGCAGTTCATCGACCTTGGATTTCGCTTCGAGCAGTGCGCCATCGCTCGGCGCTGCGGCTGCATCGGCTTCCAGATGCTTGAGCTGTTCCTTGGCGGACAATGCTGCGGCAAGGTCGCGCTCGCCGTTCTTCACGGCGCTGTCGAGCAGGTTCAGCGCCCGTTCGTATTCCGGCAACTTCACGGCCGCGTCGTCATTGCCTTGCATGTCGCCATGAGGAATCAGGCGGCCCTGCGCGAAGATCAGCGCGGCGCCGCACTCCGGGCAGGCGCAAGCAGTCGAGCCGGCGCGAATGCCGTGGGCCGCCAGCTTCGTTTCCTCGACCTTCTTCTCCCACTCGTGCCGGTCGGTACGATCCTTGTCGAGCTTGGCCTGGATGCGATCGATGCGCTCGGCCTTCTCGCGCAGCCCGTCGATTTCGGCATTGCGGGACTTCGCTTTGTTGGCGTCGGACTGGAGCGCGCCGAGCTGCTGGTTGGCGGCTTCCAGTTGGCTGTCGATCTCGGCCGCGTCGTCGGCTTTCAGCGCGGCCTCTGCCTTGAGTGCGGCAACGTCGCCGCCTTCGGCCTTCCAGCTTGCCCCTTTCTTGTCGCCGTAGGTTTCGCCGGTCACGGTGCGCCAGCTTGCCTTGGCTTCGCGGGCCTTCGCCTGGGCTTCCTTCTGCGCCTCCGGGAACCCAGCCCGCAGGTAAGGCGTGATGCTGTTGGCGCGGGCCTCATCCACCCCGCGAGCCATGAGGCGCTTTTTCACCTCGTCGGGAGTGGCAGCGCAGCCGGTTATGCCGAACAGCAGCCCCCGGCGCTCGTCTGCCGATGCACGAGCAAAGCGCGAGCCGTCGAGGATATAGGGCAGCTCCAGCGGCGTGTCGCGCCCGGCTTGATTGTCGATGACCTTGCCGGCTTCGGTGATTGTCACGGCGAACACTTCGCCGTCGACAATCAGCTCTACCGTTCCGTCGGGCTGGCCGTCGGTAACCAGGGCGCCGACTTCCTTCTTGAGCGCAACGCGGCAAAGGTCGGCGGTCAGTGCCAGGGCGATGGCATCGCGCAGGCTGGTCTTGCCGGCCCCATTCGCGCCGGCAATCATCGTGACCGGGACGGTCGGCCGGATGTCGGCCCGGCGTGCCCCGATCACGTTGGTGATGGAGAGTTGTTCAACCTTCATGTCCTTCTACCTCCAGTTCTGATTCCACCTTGTCGATGGCGTCGATGTAGCGTTGGGTGTCCTCGCCGCGCAGCAGAATGATTGCCCCGGTAGCGTTTTCATCCACGCTGGAGAAAACCACCCGAACCATGCCGGCGTTCATGTCGGCCATTTCCTTGATCGCGTCGCGGAGTGTGTTTTCGGGTTTGATGATGGGCAGATTCATTTCGTCTCGCCTTCGCCAGAGCCTTCTTCATCGCCTGCCTGATCGCCGGGGTTGTCTTCGTGGTACGCCTTCCAGCCGCGAATCCACTCGACGACCAACTCGCTGCGAATGATCGGGCAGTCGCTCTGCGGCTTGCCTTCCTCGGCAGCCTTGTTCCCGTCCTCGTAGGCCTGCTGGAGTTCTTCTTCCGTCGGGGTGGTATCGCCAGGCGCCGGAAGCCCGAGGACTTCGCCCTCGATCACGTCCCCGGTGTGCTCGCCGGCATCGTCCATGCCGCCGCCGTCGTTGTCGTGGTACTCATGCCCCAAGTCCATCGCCCGCTGATCTTCCTCGCCGGTAATGCCATCCATACCTCCGGTGTGCTCGCCGGCATCGGAGACGATCACGAGGACGGCCTTGCCCTGGGCGTCGTACAGGTCGTGCAGGGATTCGGCGCTGCGGCCGATCTTGATAACTGCCTTGGCGCCGTCCTTGATGGTGATTTGCTCCAGGTCGCCGACCACCACAGTGCGCCCCTGGCTGGACAGCAGATGAACGGCCATCTTCACGTTGGTTTCGACGCGCTTGCGCAGACGGTCGATGATGTCGTCCTGCTTGGATTTGGCGATCTGATCCCACGGCTTAGGCAGCAGGCGGATTTCCGACAGCAGCGCGGAGAGCAGGTCTTTGCCGATGGAGTCGGCGGTCATGGAACGGAAGTCTTGCGGTGCATTCATGGTGTTTTCTCCTAGAAAAGTGAGAGTTGATTGGTGTTTGCGGCTTTGCTGCGCCGGCCTGCGGTAACGGCTGGCGCGGGTTGTGGATCTTCGATTTCGGTTTTGAGCGCCGGCATGACGGGGGCGCTGTCGATGACGATGGGGGCGGACTCTTCACGCGGCGATTCGTCGCGGCGCTCGGCTGCCTTGAGTTTCCAGTTCCAACCGCCCAAGACATGGGCCGGCGTGTACCAATGGGATCGTTCTTCGAGTGCCAGCGTGTTGCCCTGAATGACCACGGCCGGGATGTGCAGGAGCGCGAGCTGGACGTAGGTCATGTGCACGGCCTTGATGTCCAAGTCCTGCGCGACGACGTGCAGATGGCGCTGGTAATTGATGCCGGCCCGCTGCATTTCCTCGGCCAAGGCGATAATCATTGCCCCACCGCCGCAGGTCGGCTCGTTGGCTCGGATGAATCCCCGCGCCTCAATCAGCTCCCGCATGTTGTCATCCACCATCATCCCGGCCATCAGCCGGCAGACCTCGTATGGGGTGAAGAACTGGCCGTGCCACTTGTTGCCCAGCTCCATTTCCATGAAGACTTGGCCGAGCACGTCGGCCGGCCCGTTCTCCAACTCCATCACTAGTTCGCCGAGCATCTGCGGGAAGCGTTCGACTTCCTCCCGCGAATAACGGCGGACGATCTCCAGATAGCGCGCCTCGCGCTCTTCGCTTTGTGCCCGATCCACCGCGTTGCTGAGACTGATCGCTGCCATCTCAACGAAGTCGCTGAATACCTGCCAGGTGCCGTGTTGGCGGCCGTTGGCTTCGATCAACTTGATGAGGTTCTTGCGGTGGATCATGTCGCCGGCCTCAGTTCGGAATGGTCACGATGACCGTGCGAACCATCGTCCCGGACGAACGGAACGCCCCCTCCGGACATTCCTCAATGTCGCCCCCGCGCTCGTCGATCAGTGCGCGGAAGTCTGCGGTGAGGCGGTTGTCGCGGAACAGGATGCTGGCGGCCATAACGGAAACCAGACGCCCCCCTTCCTTGAGGAAGCGCATCGCATGGGTGACATGGCGGATGTCGTCTTGCCTGGCAAACGGCGGGTTCATCACCACGCGGTCGTAGGTCGGCGCCGGAACCAAGGCAAGGAAGTCGCTCATGATCACGTCGCGGGCGAACTCCCCGGCAAGCAAGGCCTCAACGTTCTTCTGGAGCAGCTCGACGCAATCCACCTTGGCGATGTCGGCCACGGCCTTGGCGATGTTCCCTTGACCTGCGCTCGGCTCCAGAACCGTCATGCCCGGCTCAATCTCGGCCAGCTCGATCAGTCGTGCCACGATTGGTTCGGGCGTCGGGAAGTAGCCGAAATCCTGCGGAATGGTGATTTCGCCGGTCAGGATGATCTGCTCGATGGCATCGGCGGCGTCGCCATCAAACAGGTGGGCTTTTGCCTTGCGGTTCCACTTGCCGCCGGCAGCCTCAAGCACCTTGTTCGTGCGGTCGTAGAGGCGACGGTCAAGCTGGCCAACAAGCGTCAGGGCGTTGCCTTGGGTAGCGGCGCGGCTAAGGACTGTGAGCACTTCGTTTTCTACTCGCATCGCTCCCCCCTTACTCGTCGGAAGCGATGCGTTCGAGGTGTTCCTTCTGCGCGTCGGACAGATACATCCGACGGCCGAATTCCTCGTATTTCGCCTTCATGTCGCGGACGAAGGTTTCCTCCCAATCGTTCGCGGCATTCGCCTGCGCGCTGTCGAGCAGTTCCTCGAAGTCGCGCTCGTCGTAGAGGTCTTGGACTCTCTGATTCATGTCCCGCCCCTATTAGCCGATGTCCAGATTGCCGCGACCACGGCGCGAGCTGGTCGCCTGCTGCGGCTGGGCATCAGCGCCGGCTTCGGCGCGTTCGCGGGCCGCGATTTCGGCCTTTTCTTCCGGTGTCGGTTGCCAGTTGCCAGACGAGGACTGCGCGGTGGGATCAGACGACGCGGTGCCTTCCGCGCCCGTTGCCTCGCTACCGCCCTGGCCTGTGCCAGCGTCCTCGGGCTGTTCAGCACCGCCGGGGCTTCCGGCGGCCATGCCCTCGTATTGGCTGTGCGCCACCACAGCCTCTTGTGCGTTCTGGTTTGCGCGCAGGGTGCCGACATCGACCGGCTGGCGAACGATCGGCTCCGGCGTCACGTCGATGATGTCGCCGACTTCCTCGGCCGTTTGGAGGCCCATGAGCAATTCGGGGGCGTAGAGCTTCCCGAAGAAGCTGGCAGAGCGGTAGCGCAGCATCACGTCGGACATCGTCTGCCACTTGCTGCCGTTCTTGCCATACCAGCCCTCGCGCACGGCCATTTCGATGCTGATAACCGGCGATTCAAGGCGCTGGCCGGTTTCGCGTTCGACAGCCCAGGCGGTGCACGTGCGGTTGCGAATCTTGATCTTGCGCGTGACGGCGACCTTCTTGGCGCGACCGTTCGGCTGGTCTTGCCATTCGTATTCCGTGTATTCGATTTCGCGCTCCGGCTCCAGCTCGGACATCTCGAAGCGCAGCGGAGAATACCGGCCGCAGTTGTTGATCGCCGCGATGATGAACTGCGAACTCCAGGCCGGGCGGCCCTCGACGATGTAGAGGTTCTGCATCACCATCAATGGGTCGGCTCCCATGCGCTGCGCCATGTTCAGCGCCACGACGCAGTTGGGCAGGCCTGCCGGGTTTTCCGTGACGTTGCCACGGCGGTCTTCATTGACGACACGGTACGAAGCGGGAACCAGTGTCGAGTTTGCGAGCAGCTTGGCGGCGCGCTGCATCAGCTCGAAGCTCTGGTTGTTGCCGAAGCCCATAGCGACGGGAAAGTCTGCGGTGCGCGGCGCGATGGCTTGGGCGCGGAGTTCGGTCATGGCGACAGGGGTTGCGGGTTGCATGTGGTGGGTCTCCTTACTCGTGGTAGTGGCAACGGGTGCCGTAGGCGGGGCAATACTTCTTGCTGCAAAGCATGCTTTTGGGGTTGGGCGGGAAAATCCCGTCACGAAGCATTCGGGCCGCGATCTCGATCAGGCCGGGGGCGTCATCGGTGCCAAGGAGCGGCGTCTTCACGTCCTTGATTTCCCCTGTGGCGACGGGCGCTTCCTTGGTTGTCTGAAGGCCGATGATTTCGGCCGGAGCTTCCATGCGTCGGCCGGTGGCTTGTTCGGCCATGAGGGTGTAGATGCCGAGCTGTAGGTGATGCCCCTTGGTGACAGCGCGACGGCTGCCGTCGGCGGCTTTCTCGGTGGCGCGGCTGCCAGTTTTCAGGTCGGAGATACCCTCGCGTCCGTCGGCCAGTGCGCGCACCCGGTCGGTTGTTCCGGTTACGCGAACGACGCCGTGGTTGGTGGCGATGTCCAGTGCGTTGCATTCCAGCTCGACGGCGGCATAGTCGCGGGTCGGCGCGACCTCTTGGCAGTAGCGGGCAGTGAGCTTGATGGCGAAGTTGTCGGCCTCGGCCGGCGTCAAGTTCTCGTCCCATTCAACGTCTTGGCCGGGATCGGCAAGCTTGGCGCGGCTGGCGTCGACCGCAGCATCGACCGGCACCGGGTCGCCGTTGACGCGGGCTGCGTCGAACAACGCCGTGCCGGCATGAACGGCGGTGCCGAGGGCGGCATTGCCCGACGACGGCATCCGCAGTCCGGCGACGTTCTGCCAGTACCAGCGGTAGCTGCAATCGAACAGAGAGGGCCAGGAACTGGCCCGGATAACGCCGATAGGATCGGCGGCGTGAATACGCTCTGGAGCGTTCATCGTTATTCTCCTTGGGTGTTTGCGGTGATGAGGAAGCGTTCGTTCTGGCAGGTCGCCAGGGCGTTCGTGTAGGCGTCGAGCTCTGCCCGGCGCAGCAATTCGTCCTCGTGATCGAGGTGGCCGACGAGTCCATAGACGGCGAGAATCAAGACGAGGACGAGCGCGGTCTTGAGGTGCTCGCGGATGCGGAGCGGGCGTTTCCCCTGGAGGCTGGCGAGCCAGGCCCGCCGTGCCGCAGTGTTTGCATCGGTACCGGTAATGGCGAAATTGGGAGGGCGGCAGGTGCTTTTCATGCTGCGCCCCCGGTGGCCTTGGCGATGGCGGCGCGGGCACGGGAAAGTGCCGCAGGGTGCAGAACGTCGCCACCTTGCGCATACCTAACTGCATCAACCAACGCATCCAGCAGGTCGGGCGCGGCAGCAATCAGCTTCTGATTTGCATCAGCTTCCGCGATGCCCATGTGCGAATACACCTCGCAGATGGTGCCGCTCTGAGATTCGATTGAGCGGTGGCTGCCTTCATGCCACGGCCCTGGGGTGTGCTTGGTGTCGGTCATGCTGCGCTCCTATCGGTGATTTGATGAGCGCAGTTTAATAAACACTAAACCGCAGTGTCAAGCAAAAGATAAACTTTTCACTAAACTTTTAGGATGGTGGCGAATGCTGGTGGTTACGGGCGGAAAATTTGGCGCCGGAATTCACTAAGGAGGCGGATCAAGAGATCGGGCAGAAAAAACCCGCTCAATGGCGGGCTTTGGCTGCGCATCGTGGCTGAAGTTCAGCCCATCAGATTCGCCTTGTGCAGTCTTGCGTGGTTGATGATCGCATCGGCCGCTGCAATCAGAGCATCGTGAAATCTTGATTCGTAGAACCTAAGCTCGGTCTTTGTCGGGCTGATAGTTGGTTTGTTTTCCCCAAGCCGAAGACCGTCATCAGTGAATGACCAGAATGTCTTTATCTCTCCGCTTCCAGACGAGGACACGTAGCGTTTTTGCTCAACCAGTCCAGCGAACTCAAGCGCACGAAATAGCGTCGCAGCGTCCATCGGACTGCCCGTTTCTTCGAGCAGGGTTTTGGCCGAGGATGTTTTCACTGGCTTGGCTATTTTCCGTTCTGGGTCAGGATTGGCCCTTTATTCTCGTCGAACCAAACGGAGTAAATCTTGCTGTCTTTTTTGATTCCCATCCTGTTGGATAGCTTGCCATTGATGGCGTCCTGAAGAATCGAGTAGGCCAAGATGCCAGGCTGTCCGCGCATGCGCTCCACATTCAGTGCCCGTCCATTCTCATCAAGATCAAAAACCATCGCCTTGATGAATTCGCACGGCTTGCTGCACTCGAACACGGAAATAATGCTTCCGTCTTCGATGGCGACCTGCCATTTTCCGTCTTTCTCACCGACGTATCGCGCCATCACAATCGGGGCTGCGCCCTGTCCGCGCTTAATTTCATGCTCACTGAGCGCACGCTCATACCCATACGCGCCGTTGTCTTCGAGAACGTAGTAGCGGTCGGTGCCCTTGGTTGCTTGTTTTGTCGGTTCGATCTGTGTCTGCGGTGCCTGCTGGTTTTCTCCGCAGGCGCTCAATATCGCGGCGACGATGGCAATGGAAACCACGATAGTTTTCATAGCTTTTCCCCCTTGAAGATCACGACGCCACATATCGTGGCGTTGCCGTTGATGTGGATCATTGGCTCCGGCCAAGCAGGGTTAAGCGCTCGGAGGAAGCGCCTATCCCCCTCGACAACAAGTTTCTTGAATGTTGCCTCCCTGTCGTCATCCAGCCGGACAACGACGAGTGAACCGTGCTCGGCCGGGCGCTCAGGATCGACGAAAATCAGGTCGCCGTCCTGAAATGATGGGCGGCCATGTGGGTTGAACATCGACTCGCCACGTACCCGCAATACAAACGTTGCAGGGCTGTGGCTGACCGGGCAAGGCAGCCATTCCTCGGCATCGCCGGGAGACAGGTTGTCGATCACCTCTGACCAAGCGCCAGCTTGTACCCACGATATGAGCGGCACGCGCCCAAGGATGTCAGGCCCAGGCTCTGTGTTTTCATCGAGTGAATCAAGGTATCCATCACCCATGCCGTAATCACGCTCAATCCTGCGGGCGGCTTTTTCTCCGAACGAAGCTTTGCCGCTCATCAGTTGCGATATGTAGCTCTTCTCGCGCTCCGGCAGTGATCTATTGGCGAACCATCGCTTTAGCTGGTTCCGCCTGTTTTGTACTTTGTCCATGTCTGCATTTTGATTAGCAAACCATAAACAAGCAAAAACTTGACTTTATGGTTTAGTGTTTATTAAACTGCCCTCATTTGTTCCTGAGGCCATCCATGAACCTAAAGACCTACCTTTCCACACTCGAACGCGGAGGGGCATCTAGGCTCGCTGACGCGCTAGGCGTTTCCATCTCGTTTCTGTCTCAGATGGCATCGGGTTCCGCCGCCATCTCCCCGGCCCGCTGCGTCTCCATCGAGCAGGCAACCGCCGGGGCCGTGTCGCGTAAAGACTTGCGTCCCGACGACTGGCACCTGATCTGGCCTGAGCTTGCTTGCGATACCGCCTGTTGTCATGGTGCGTCTCCAAGTCCTGTTGTCGATGGCCCCACTGTATTGACCAAGGAGGACTGAGTCATGCGAGACGTGTCGCACAAGACCTGGATTGCCATCGTTCTCGACCACGTGAACGCATGGCGCAAAGTCAACGGCTGGAGCCGTGAGACGGTCGTTCAGTTGATCGTCGAGGCCCACGAACGCACGAACGGCCCCGTGGTCACCGGCATCAAGTTCGAGCCGCATACCGCCGACACGTTTGAACGCTGGAAGGTCAATGCCGACCGCGTTTTCCGCTGGCCGGACGACTCCAGCAAGGATACCAACTTGCTGCCGACGAACTTCATCCCGTCGATTCTCTCGGCGATGCCGATGGATGTCCGCCTGCACTGCATGGATGACCTGCTGCGCGGGGTTGGGATCGCAGCACGTCCGATTGATGAAGAGGCCAAGGAGGGCATCGACGCTGTTGGGATGCTCCGCACGATGATCTCCGAGAACAGCGACGCTCAGCGCGCTGTTGCCGATCTGGTCGACGGCGCAACGCACGAGGAACTGATCGCCGCCCAGCGCGAGCTGGCCGAATCTGTCGATGCCACGCAGCGCGCCTTGCACCAGGTCGAATCGATGCTCGCATCGGGGGGGCGCAAGTGATGCAGGCCTCTGTCCGCGAAACCAGCATCGCCGCCTATCACGAGCTGCGCGACGACGGAAAGCTGACCGCCAAACAGCAGCAAATCATTGACCATCTGCACCGCCATCCCGGTGCAGTTTTTTCGCGTCTTGAAATCTCCCGTGCCATCGACATGCCGATCAACTGCGTTGCCGGCCGCGTCAATGAGCTGCTGGAGAAGGGGGTAATTGAAGAAGCCGACCAGCGGCCGTGCCGGATTTCCGGCCGCCGCATCAACCCCATTCGGCTCAAGCAAGGGAGGCTGTTGTGATTGATGTTCGTGAAATCCGCCATTTCCACCTGTTCGGGGCGATTGGTGGCGGGGCCGACGGGTTCAACAAGGGCGAGGCCCGTATCGGCAACATGGTCGCCAAATTCCGCTGCATCGGCAGTGTCGATGTCGATGCCGCAGCAAATCGCGACTTCGAGCGCCGTATCGGCGTGAAGGCCACCACGCTCGACCTGTTCGACCGCTCGCAGTATGTCGACTTCAACGGCAAGGAGCCGCCCGCAGATTGGCGCGAAGCCACCCCGGCGGACATTCGGGCCGCAGCCGGGCATGAGTTCCCGCACATCGTTTTCTTGTCCGCCCCTTGCAAGGGATTCAGCGGCCTGCTGTCCGAAAATCGCAGCCGCACCGACAAGTATCAAGCCCTCAATCGCCTGACCCTGCGCGGCGTCTGGTTGATGCTCGAAGCCTTCGGCGACAGCCCGCCGGAGCTCATCATTTTCGAGAACGTCCCGCGCATTGCGTCGCGTGGTCGCCATCTCCTTGACCAAATCGGCGCGTTGCTGCGCCAGTATGGCTATGCAGTCGCCGAGACCACGCACGACTGCGGCGAACTCGGCGGCCTCGCGCAGAGCCGCAAGCGGTTCCTTTTGGTTGCCAGGCATATCGAAAAGGTGCCGCCGTTCCTGTACGAGCCGCAGAAGAAGTCGCTGCGGAGTGTCGGCGAAGTTATCGGCCGCCTGCCGTTGCCAGGCGATCCTGCTGGCGGCGTCATGCACCGTGTGCCGGCGCTGCAATGGAAAACGTGGGTTCGCCTCGCGTTCGTTGAGGCCGGGTCTGATTGGCGCAGCCTGAACCGCCTGGCTGTGGTCGACGGTGCGCTGAGTGATTACCTGATCGTGCCGGAATTCCGTGGCGGCTATCTAGGCGTGAATAGCTGGGAAGACCATACAGGTACGGTGGCGGGGCGATCTACGCCAAGCAACGGTTCTTTCTCTGTCGCCGATCCACGTTTCCCGGCCGGCGGCGAATATGGCCAGCTCGGCGTCCGCGCATGGGATGAATCGACCGGGACAGTGACCGGGCAGCGTTCGCCGATTCAGGGCGGGTTCTCGGTGGCGGATCCTCGCACCGGCATCAAGCACAACAACTGCTTTCGCGTCGTCCGCTTCGACCATGCTGCCGGCACGATTACTGGCGGCGCAGGCCCAAGCGCCGGAGGTCAAGCTGTTGCCGATCCTCGCCGCGTTGGCCCGACCTACGGGAAGTATGGCGTCACGGGCTGGGGCGAGTCATCCGGCACTGTGATTTCCGGCAGCACGACGGGCCAAGGAGCTTATGCGGTCGCTGACCCTCGCCCTGGCCTCGATCGGTCCAAGGGAGACCACTACCTTACCGGCGGGCATTACGGCGTCGTGCCGTGGGATACGTCTGCCGGCGCGGTCAGTTCATCGGCCTGCCACGATAACGGGCGCTGGAGCGTCGCCGATCCTCGTGCTTCCGGTTTTTCGACTGGAAATGAGGGGCTGCCGTCGGCAGAAGAAAGGCTCGTCGCTCGCATCATCGCCGAGGACGGAACATGGCACCGTCCATTCACAACGCTTGAGCTGGCATCGCTGCAAGGCCTCGTCGATCCGGAGGAACAGTTCGAACTGGACGGCCTGTCCGATTCTGCATGGCGCGAGCGCATCGGGAACGCTGTGCCGCCACCGGCCGCCGCTGCCATCGCCAGCGAAATGGGGCGGACGCTTCTGCTCGCCTGGAGCGGCGAGACGTTCGCCCTCGGCTGTACGCCGATTTGGGTGCGCCCCGTTGCTGTTGCGCTGTCTGTAGCGCAGGGAGGTGCGGCATGAGCAACACCGTCATCTACACGCATAAAGGCTGGTTTGGGGTCTGCCCGGTATTCCTCGCCGACATCGACAGCGATGGCCCGAATGTTGATCCGCGCCACTGGTCGCTTGGCTGGCTTATGGACTTGAGCGAGGTAGTGTTCGGCTCCTACATTTACCTCCGCACGATGCTCGATCCAGCATTCGAGCCGATGTGGCCTTTAGTCATTACCGACGAGCTGGCCAAGCCGATCATCCGGACGCACGGGGGCGAAAGATGAGCGATGTAACACGCCCCGTCCTTCGATACCACGGCGGCAAGTTTCGCCTCGCTCCCTGGATTCTTGGGTTCTTCCCCGATCACAAGATCTACGTCGAGCCGTTTGGCGGGGCGGCATCCGTCTTGTTGCTCAAGGATCGCGTCAATTCCGAGGTCTACAACGACCTTGACTCGCGCATCGTCAATGTTTTCCGCGTGATGCGCGACCTGGAAAAGGCCGCCGAACTGAAACGGCGCGTCGAGCTGACGCCGTTTTCACGAGAAGAGTTCGACGCGAGCTACAGCGAACCAGTTGATGACATCGACGCTGCTCACAAGACCATCGTTCGCTCTTTCATGGGGCACGGCTCTGATTCTGCGACGCGCAGTTGCCGGACTGGATTCCGCGCCAAATGCCACAGCCGGGCGCTACCAAGCATCGAGTGGGGCAAATGGCCAGACGCCATTCCTGCATTCACGAACCGCCTGCGCGGGGTTGTCATCGAGCACCGCGACGCCCTTGAGGTTATCGAGCGGTACGACACCGAATCGACATTGATTTACGCAGACCCCCCGTATGTGTTCAGCACCAGAACAGGGATTCAGGGGCGGACGAAATCGACACAGGGTTACCGCCACGAAATGAGCGACGACGAGCACCGCAAGCTCGCCGAAGTGCTTCACGCGGCCAAGGGAATGGTCGTCCTTTCTGGATACCCATCTGATCTATACGACAACGACTTGTACGCTGATTGGGAGCGTTTCGAGCGGCGTCACGTAGCCGACGGTGGTCTGTTCAGAACAGAAGTCGTCTGGATCAACCAGGCATGTGTAGAAGCCCTGTCAATCAGCAGAGGGGGGCTTTTCTGATGAACTACTACGAGCGCCACCTTGGTGATTACGCGAAGGACACGGCGCACCTCACCATGATCGAGCACGGGGCATACAGTCTGCTGCTTGATCGTTACTACGGCACAGAGCAGGGAATCCCGGCCGACCAGGCGCATCGGGTAGCAAGGGCTAGGACGCGAGAAGAGAAGCAGGCAGTTGATGCTGTTCTTGGTGAGTTCTTCACGCTGGTCGACGGCATGTACATCAACCAGCGAGCCGAGGAAGAAATCGTCAAGGCCCAGGCAAAAATAAAAGCTGCGCAGGAAAACGGGAAAAGGGGTGGGCGGCCCAAGAAAAACCCAATCGGTTCGGAAATCGAAACCCAAGAAAAACCCGGCGGGTTTTATTTAGGTTCGGAAATCGAAACCCAAGAAAAAGCTCACCAGTCACCAGACACCAGTACACATCTATTACCACCTGAGGAAGAGAGTAGTGGTGTCTCTCCGAATGGCGACAACGCCACCCCGGTGGGTTCTTCCCAAGGCCCGACACGGGCAGGCGTTCTCTGCCGGAAGCTGCGCGAGCACAGCATTGATGCCGCTCCGCACATGCCTGTTCTGCTCGATCTGCTGGGCCGATTCTCCGACGAGGAAATCATAGCCGTGGCCGAAATCGCCAAGGAGCGGAAGCCCAACGAGCGCATTCACCTGAACTACCTCGTCCCGATTCTCAACGACCAATCCAAGCCGCAGCAGACCGGCGCGACGAAGCGCAGGCCTGCCGCTGAAAACTTCGACAGCCGCGACTACGGCAAAGGGGGAAAGCTGTGAATTCCATCGCAGAAATGGGCATTCATGCCCAACCGAAAACCAAGCCGGCCGATTGCCTCAAGCACGGCGCGTATGAGAGCCGTTGCTTCATCGGATCGATCTGGTCGAAGTGCCCGGCGTGTGAAGCCGATCGCATCGAGGCAGAGCGCATCGAGGCGGAAGCCAGGGAGCGCGAAGCCCGCCGGCAGGCATGGCAGCGCAAAGTCGGCGAAGCCGGCATCCCCGAACGGTTCCGCAATCGCAGCCTCCAGAGCTACGTGGCCGAGACGGAAGGCCAGGCGATGGCCTTGGCCTTTGCCACGGAATACGCCGACCGGTTCGACGATGTGCTCGCCACCGGGCGCAGCGCGCTGTTCATCGGCAAGCCCGGTACCGGGAAAAACCATCTGGCCGTTGGTATCGGTCTGCGGATCATGCACCGCGACAACCGCACGGTGCTTTTCACCACGGTCATGCGCGCCATTCGCCGCGTCAAGGACACATGGAGCCGCGACAGCCGGGAGAGCGAAAGCGAAGCAATCGCCGCGCTGGCATTCCCCGACCTGCTGATCCTTGACGAGGTGGGCGTCCAGTTCGGCTCGGAAACCGAGAAGCTGATCCTGTTCGATGTGTTGAACGAACGGTACGAGAAGCGCCGCCCGACGCTGCTGCTTTCCAACCTGACGGCCGACGAGGTGCGCGATTTCCTCGGCGAGCGTGTGTTCGACCGTCTGCGCGAAGACGGCGGCGAGGTCGTTGTGTTCGATTGGCCGAGCTGGCGTTCCCGCCCGTCGTCGGCCTGCGAGGCCTGATGTGCGGGCGGGCGCCATGCGACAAGCCGAACTGCACATGGAGCGAAGCGTGGCGGGCGGAATGCGAGGCCCGTTGGGCAATGCGGCTGCCACGCGAACAGCGGGCGGCGTACTACGAGGATGTGAAGAAAAAGCGGGGCGATGCATCGCTCAGCAAGTTGATCGAGGATGTGAGGGAGCAATGGAAGAAGTCATGTTCGTGATTCCTGGCCAGCCAATCGGCAAAGGGCGGCCAAAGGTTGATGCTCGGGGGAAATTCGCCCGCGTCTACACCCCGGAGAAAACGGTGAACTACGAGGGGCTGGTAGCCCATTCAGCACAGGCGGCCATGAACGGCCGCTCGCTGTTTTTGGGGGCGGTGTCCGTGCAGCTCGACATCCGGTTGCCGATCCCCGTTTCGTGGTCGCTCAAGCGCCAGGGTATGGCGAGCCGTGGCGAAGTGGCGCCGACAAAGAAGCCAGACATCGACAACGTGGAAAAGGCCATCTTCGACGGCATGAACGGGGTTGTCTGGAAGGACGACGTTCAGGTGGTCGAGGTTTCCAAGCGCAAGCGGTATGCGGAGACGCCTGGCGTCGTCGTCATCGTGCGCGAGCTGCCGGTGGGGGCTGCCTGATGCGGCGTGAGATTCCTTCCCGGATGATGTTCCGCGACCCACTGGAAATTCTGCTCGCCGAGGAAGCGCGGACGTGTCGCGGCTGCATCCACCAGGTGCATGCCGTCGCGTTCGGTACCGCCGTGACCATCTGCACGGCAAAGGACAAGAACGGAAAGCGCCGGAACCACGGCCGGCGCTGCAAGGACTACAGGGAGACTGCATGAATCAAGCCATTTTTCGCTCAACGTCGCAGGCGCTGCACTTTGCGTACCTCATCGAAGCCTACGAGGTGTCTGTCGAAAGCATCATGTCCAAGGCCATGCGAATCATCATGATGGAGCTGGGCCTGTGGAATACCGGCGAGCCGTCGACGGTGAATTTCGGCGGGCTGAATGCCCTGGAGGTTCGGGCGCAATGCTCGATGATCCGCGCCGCTGTTCGTGACCGGTTGCCAGCCCCGGAAGCATGGGCTGTGCAGGCCAGGTACGGCATCAACGAAATCATCCTCGCTGACGGGCAGCGCAAGCCGGTGTTTTCCCGCGAGCGGTACGACGCAATCATGCGCTTGGGCGACTGGCTGGCGCCGTCCTTCTCGAACTTCAACCCGCTGGCCGTCGATCTGCTGGTGGCCCGTGCCGTTGATAAGCGCGTGGTCGACGTGACGTTCAGGCAGATGGCCGAAAACTTCGGCCTCGATCATTCGACCTATGCCTATGCATTGAAGCGGGTGAGGGGGAAGCTGGAAGTGCTCGAAAAAATGGCGATCAACCGATTGGAGCCTGCGTTCATGGCAGATGGCCTGGTCGAGCCTGATATGAATTATGCCCAGGGGGCTTGACAGCGTTTCAACAAATGGGTCTAATTCGCCCCATTCTCGAAGTAATTCCGTCCAAAGCCCGCATCTAATCCATGCGGGCTTTTGCTTTTGGTCTCCTTGCGGTGAGTTGGTGCCCCGTTCGGCCTCGTGCCGGCGGGGCATTTTGTTTTCCGCCGGAGCTTCGGGAGGAAAGAAGAGAGAGCGACCGCCGAGGTGCTAGGAACACCCCGGCAGCCGCCGCAACACGCAGAACAGACCTGCGAGTCTTGGCCAAGGCTCCCCCACCACGCGCGTGGCGGGCCAAAGCCTATCACCCAACGATAGGACTCGCAAAATGCAAGAAATTCGATGTGGCCAGTGCAACAAGAAGCTGGCAGAAGCAATTTTCGCCCGTTTGAACATCAAATGCCCGCGCTGCGGGACATTCAACCAGTTGAGCGCCACGAGCGCCGTGCAGGAACGCCCACCGAGCGTCGAACCACCGACGCAAGGCTATGGACGCACTCCTGCACTCCCAATCTCTCCAGATCGAGGCCCGGCCGCTTGAAGCCCTGGCCCCCTACGCCCGCAACCCGAAGCAACACGGCGAGGAACAGCTTGCAAAGCTGGTTTCCAGCCTGCGCGAGTTTGGATGGACGTTCCCGATCCTGACCGACGAGCACGGCGAAGTTATCGCTGGCCACGGCCGCCTGCTGGCGGCGCAGCGCATCCTCAAACACGGCTGGACGATACCCGGCTGGCCGGATACGAGCACCGCCCCGGTGCTGGCGAAGGAAGGGCTGACGGAAAGCCAGAAACGGGCGTACCGGATTCTGGACAACCGCGTTGCCGAGGAATCGGGCTGGGATCAGGAGTTGCTGTCGCTGGAACTGGAAGGACTCGCCGAGGCTGAGTTCGATCTGGCTCTGAGGGCTTCGATGCTGACGAAATCGGTCAGATTTCCAAGGCGCTTACCACCGAGACACCGGAGCAGCAGCGCGAGGAAGCGAGCAAGTCGCTTGCCGACCGCTTCATGGTCGTGCCTTTCTCTGTTCTGGATGCCCGCCGTGGCTGGTGGATGGAGCGCAAGGAGGCCTGGCTGAAAATGGGCTTGCGTTCCGAAGCCGGGCGCGAGGCGTTGCTGACGTTCTCGGTTTCATCGCAGCCACCGGCCGTCTATGCCGCGAAAAACGACTATGAGGCGAAGGTCGGCCATGACGTGACGTGGCGCGAGTTCCTGGACGCAAACCCGGACGTGAAGGTGCAGAACGGCACCAGCATCTTCGACCCGGTGATGTGCGAGCTGGCTTACCGCTGGTTTTGCCCGCCCGGCGGCCTGATCCTCGATCCGTTTTCCGGCGGGTCTGTGCGCGGTGTCGTCGCGGCGAAAACAGGGCGGCAGTATGTCGGCTGCGACATCAGGGCCGAACAGGTCGAAGCGAACCGGCAGCAGTGGCAGGAAATCGGTGCGGATGGCGACATTTCCCCGGTCTGGAACTGCGGTGACAGCCGGATGATTGACCGGCATTGCGCTGGGGTGGAAGCGGACTTCATTTTCTCGTGCCCGCCGTATGCCGACCTTGAGGTCTATTCCGATGACCCGGCCGACATTTCGACGATGGGATACCCGGAGTTCCTGGAGGCCTACCGCGAAATCATCGCCCGGTCGGTATCCATGCTGCGGCCTGATCGGTTTGCCTGCTTTGTGGTGGGCGATGTGCGGGACAGGCGCGGCATGTACCTGAACTTTGTCTCGGACACCATCGCAGCTTTTCAGGATGCCGGCGCACGGCTCTACAACGAGGCCATCCTGATAACGCCCGCCGCCTCACTGGCTATCCGCGTGGGGAAACAGTTCTCTGTGTCCCGAAAGCTGGGGAAGACTCACCAGAACGTGCTGGTGTTCGTGAAGGGCGATCCAAGGGCCGCAACCGATGCCTGCGGCGATGTCCAGATGGACGAGGCGTTATTCGCCGAATCGATCGATTAGGGCAACCCGGCCGGCTTCCTTGAGGGATTCGACGTTCTTGCCGATCTGCGTGAAGAAACGCGGGTTGGTGAATGCGCCGTGGGCGTCGAGTATGGCGGCCCGGTGTTGATCCAGGCGAGGGAAGCGGGCTGCGATGCGGATAGCTTCCTGCCAGCGGCCTGCTGCCATGTGCTCACGAACAATCGAAGCCTTCGAGCGAGGTTGTGTGTGCATGGTGGTGTCTCCGTTGGCTCTCATCGCCTTGGACTGTAAGGGCACGGCGCACGATGTCCAGCGAGTTGGACGATGATCTCGCCCGCTTCTCTATGCACCAAGACGGTGCAGCCAAGAGAGGACGGGGACCCTGGCGATCTGCCCGGCCTGCGGGTCGGCGGACCCGCAGTATTTCGCTAGTGCCAGATTTGGCCCTAGGTTTCGTTTCGTTTGATCCCATGAGTACTGCATCCGTCGACACCATCGCCAAGCTGCTCGATATGACGCCCCGGCGCGTCCAGCAGCTTGCCAACGAGGGGATCATCCCGAAGCCGAAAGACCGAGGGCAATACGAAATCGTCCCGTGCGTTGTCGGGTACATAAAGCACATCAAGGGGATGCTGAACGGCGAAGCCGGCGACCTGGCATCCGAGAAAACGCGCCTGACCAGGGCGCAAGCAGAAAAGACCGAAATTGAAACCGCCCGAATGAAGGGCGAGCTGGTATCGCTGGCCGATGCCGAGCGCGGCTGGTCGGCGTTGGTGGGTGCCTTCCGAGCGAAGATGCTTACTCTGCCGCCTCGCGCTGCAACGGCCGTACTGAACAAAGCAGAGAAGGAAGCGGAGCGAATCCTGACCAACATGGTTTATGAGGCCCTCGCCGAGCTGTCCAACTGGAAGCCCGACGATGAAGATGCTGAAACAAGCCTTGCATCGGGCAGCGGCAGTAGCAGCCCCGCCTCCTCAGATAACGACAAGCCAGTGGGCTGACGAACGCCTCTATCTGTCCCCCGAGGACAGTGCCGAGCAGGGGAAATACACCTCTGCCCGCGCCCCGTATCAACGGGGCATCATGGACGCCTTCAACGAGGACGGGGCCGAAGAAATCACGGTCATGTCGTCATCGCAGGTCGGCAAAACGCTGATCTTCAAGGCCGTGATCGGCTTCCATATCGACGTTGATCCAGCGCCGATTCTGGTGGTGCAGCCAACCGTCGAGATGGCCGAGACCTTCTCGAAGGATCGCATCGCGCCGATGATCCGGGACACCCCGGTGCTGCGCGGCAAGGTCAATGACGCCAAGAGCCGGGATTCCGGCAACACCATCCAGAAGAAGAACTTTCCGGGTGGCCACGTCACGATGATCGGCGCGAACGCGCCGGCCGCGCTTGCAAGTCGGCCTATTCGCATCGTGCTGTGCGATGAGGTTGATCGCTACCCGGCCTCTGCTGGTACCGAAGGTGACCCGGTTAATCTGGCGCGCAAGCGGACAATCACTTTCCGCTCGCGCAAGCGTGTCGGGCTGTTTTCAACGCCGACAATCAAGGGCAAAAGCCGGATCGAGCGGGCGTGGAGGCGAAGCGACCAACGGCGCTACAACGTGCCGTGTCCGCATTGCGGCGAGGCGCATGTCCTGCGCTGGGAAAATATCTCGATCATCGACGATGACCCGAGCACGGCGCGCATGTCTTGCCCGGCATGTGGCGGCCTGATTGATGATGCTCACAAGCCGGCCATGCTTGAGGCTGGCCAGTGGATCAAGGAAAACCCGGATAGCAAGTTGCCGGGCTTCCACATCAACGAGCTGTATTCGCCGTGGCGAACCTTCGCCGAGATTGCCGCCGACTACTACGCGGCCAAGGGCAACCCGGAGGAAGAAAAGACCTGGTGGAACACCTCGATGGGGGAACCCTACGAGGACGATGGCGAGCGAGCAGACGCCGAAGAGCTGGCGAAGCGGCGCGAGAACTACGACGCCGACACGTTGCCGGCCGGTGTGCTGACTGTGACCGGTGGCGTCGACACGCAGAAAGACCGCCTCGAAGTTGAATTCACCGGCTGGGGCGCAGGCGAAGAATCGTGGGGCATTGAGCCGATCGTGCTCAACGGCAACCCCGCCGAGCCGGAAATCTGGAAGCGCCTGGACGATCTGCTGGCGACAACCCGCTTCACCACCGAGGACGGCCGCGTGTTGCGTGTTGCCGCCTGCTGTATTGACTCCGGTGGTCACCACGTTCAGCAGGTCTATGAGTACGCCACGCCTCGCGCCGCCCGGAATATTTGGGCGGTCAAGGGTCAATTCGGCGCTCGCCCGGTGTGGCCGAAGCGGCAAACGAAGTCGAAAAAGTACCGTGGGCACACGGTGCGGATGATCGGCGTCGATACCGCCAAGGACACTATCTATGCCCGCTGGCAGGTTGCCGAAGGCAAGCCGGGTTACTGCCATTTCTCGATGGCTTACGACGAGAGCTGGTTCATCCAGGCCACCGTCGAGCGGCGCGTGACGAAGTTCGACCGGCGAGGAAACGAGGTTCGCTCTTGGGAGAAGCCGTCGGGAGCACGAAACGAGGCGCTCGATTGCCGGGTGTATGCGTATGCCGCGCTGCAAGGACTCAAGATCGAGCGGCGTCTTGTGTTGGCCCGCCGTGCCGTGGAAGCCATCAATGCAGATCCACAACCAGACAAGCAAGCCCCGGCGCCAAAACCGGAGCCACGCAAACCTGAATCAACGCAACCGAGCCAAGCCCCGCCACCGAGCGGGGCTTCTCGCATTCAGGCCCGACGGGTAGCGAAATCGAGCTACCTCAAGCGCCGATGAAGGACTGACCAATCATGGCAATCACGCAACAGGACATCGACAAGATCGACCGCGCCATCGCCAAGGGCGAGAGCGTCGTCCGATTCGCCGACCGCACGGTGGAATACCGCTCGGTCGATGAACTCATAAAGGCCAAGAATGCGATGTTGGCCGAACTGAGCAAGGCGACGAATCCGCGCCGTTCGCGTGTCACGCGCATCTATCACGCCGGCAAGGGGTTCTGACATGGCCTCTTATCCGACTCTCGCACGCCGGGGGTTCCTGCTGCCGAATCGCCTCAAGGCGAGCTATGACGGGGCCGGCACCGGTCGCCGTTCTGCCGCCTGGAAAGCGCCCGACTCCGGGCCGACATCGGCATCCCTCGGCGGCCTGCGCTCCCTGCGTAATCGCTCGCGGGCGGCGACGCGCAACGACCCCTACGGCTTTTCTGCCATCGACCGACTGGTTTCCAACACCATCGGGACGGGCATCACGCCGAAGCCGAGGCACAAGGACGACACCATCCGGGCGGCCCTGCAAGAACTGTGGAACGACTGGACGGAGGAAGCCGACGCCGACGGCCGCACCGATTTCTACGGGTTGCAGGCGCTGGTCTGTCGGGCCGTCTATGAATCCGGCGAGTGCTTCGTTCGCATCCGTCCGCGCCGGCCGGAAGACGGTCTCGCGGTGCCGCTGCAACTGCAAGCCCTTGAGCCTGAATTCGTCCCGCACGACAAGCACGAGAAGCGCAGCAACGGAAACGTGATCCGGGCCGGGATCGAGTACAACGGTATCGGCCAGCGCGTCGCGTACTGGATGTACCGAAGCCACCCAGGCGACGGCCCGGAACCTTCCGCTGGCTACAACGAGCTGGTGCGGGTGCCGGCTGAGCAGGTGCTGCACATTTTCGAGCCGCTGCGCCCCGGACAGTTGCGCGGCGTCCCGGTGCTCGCGCCTGTGCTTGCCCGCCTGAAATCGCTCGATGATTTCGACGATGCCGTGCTGTTCCGGCAGGAGGTCGCCAACCTCTTTGCTGGCTTCATCCGCAAGCCGGCGCCGGAAGAACCGGAAATTGATCCGGTGACCGGGCAGTCCGTTGTCACCGACGCCGACGACTTCACGCCGATGGTTGGTCTGGAGCCTGGCACGATGCAGGAGTTGCTGCCGGGCGAGGAAGTCGAATTTTCAGACCCGCCCGACGCCGGCAACACCTACCCGGATTTCATGCGGCAGCAACTGCTCGCCGCAGCGGCCGGTGCCGGCTTGCCGTTCGAGTTGCTGACCGGCGACCTGCGCGAAGTGAACGACCGGGTAATTCGCGTCGTGCTCAACGAGTTCCGCCGCCGGATCGAGCAGCGGCAGTTCGGGGTTTTCGTTCATCAGCTTTGCCGGCCAACCCGTGCGGCATGGCTGGACATGGCGGTGCTGTCGGCTGCCATTGATCTGCCCGACTACACCCGGAACCGCCGGGCGTACCTGCGTACCCGCTGGGTGCCGCAGGGTTGGGCATACATCCACCCGGTGCAGGACGTGCAGGCCAAGCGCATGGAAGTGCGCTCCGGCTTCACATCGCGCTCCGAGGTTGCCCTGCGCCAAGGCTACGACGCCGAGTTGATCGACGCCGAAACCGCAGCAGACAACGCCCGCGCCGACCGTCTCGGCCTGGCCTATGACTCCGACGCCCGCCGTCGGGACGGTCAAGGCGAGCCGACTTACAAAGAGGAACAACCATGACACATCAAACCATGTGCCCGGCACATCCGCCGCGCATCTTTGCCAAGGCCAACGAACCGCAGGCATCCGCCGGTCGGAGCTGGTACCGCATCGAAGCCAAGGCCGGCGAGGATGGGAAGCCGTCCTCGGTCGAGGTGCTGATCTACGACGAAATCGGCCTGTGGGGAATCAGCGCAGCCCGCTTCGTTGAAGACCTGAAAGCTGTCGATGACGGGGCAGCGAAAGTCACGGTGGCAATCAACAGCCCCGGCGGCGACGTGTTCGACGGGTTTGCCATCCACAACGCGCTGGTGCGTCTCGGCAACCGCTGCACTGTCCGGATCGACGGGTTGGCGGCATCGGCTGCAAGCGTCATTGCCTGCGGCGGCAGCCAGGTTGTCATGGCCAGCAACGCCATGATGATGATTCACAACCCTTGGACGTTCGCTTACGGAACTGCCGAGGAACTACGCAAGACCGCCGACATGATGGATAAGGCGCGGGACGGGATTCTTGCCGCCTACCGCCGCAAGGCGCCATCGATCGAGGACGCCGAGTTGCTGCGAATGCTTGACGATGAAACGTGGCTTACCGCCGAGGAAGCCGTCGCGCTGGGCCTCGCGGATGTCGTCGGCGAAACGGTCGAGATGAAAGCCTGCCGTGGCGCTACCGGCGTCCTGGCTCGCTTCAAGCACCCACCGAAAGCATTGCTGGAATCTGAATCGGAGCCGGAAGGCGGCGAAACGGAAGGCCAGGAAAGCGAAACGGAAAGCACAAAAACCGAAACGGAACCACCGAAAACCGGTGCAAACGACCCTGCGCCCGATCCGGCGCAGGCGGTTGCCAAGGCTGCCGCCCGGATCACTCAAGCCTGCCTGAAAGCGGGAATCCCTGAAATTGCTGAGGTGCTAATCATGAACACACCGCTGACCGATGAAGCGGCTGTTGCCGCAGAAGTTGAGCGCGTCCAGGCCATCCGCGACCTGTGCGTGACAGCAAAGTTGCCCGAGCTGGCGGTCGATTACGTCAAGGCCGGGCTTTCTGCCGATTCCGTGCGCGCCCGCCTGTTCGACAAGATCGTTCTGGCCGGCGGCAAGGAAATCGACAACAAGGAACCGGCCGACGGAGACAAGCCGAAAGCGAAAGCCAAGGCTCCGAACCCGTCTGCCATCTATGCCGCACGGAAAGCGAAAGCACCCGTGAAGGCGTCGCAAACCAAGCCCTCGAAAGGAGCTGAACAATGACCATCAAGCACGAAGCCAATCACACGGCCGAGTTCCTCATTTCCGAGGGCAGCGGCCAAATCTCGCGTGAAGCCATCACCGTTTCTGCCGGCGACGCACTGCCGGCCGGCCAGGTGCTCGGCATCGAGACTGCCACGGGCGAATACGCCCCGTACAGCAACGCGGCAACCGACGGTACCGAAGTCGCCGTTGGCGTCCTCTATGCCCCGCTTCCGGCGTCCGCCAATGCACGGGCTGGCGTGGCGGTTGTGCGCCTCGCCGAAGTGTCCGCCGCTCGCCTGACCGGCCTTGACACTGCCGGCGCTGCCGACCTCAAGGCGCGCAACATCATCGTCCGCTAAACGGACGCCGACCAGACATCAATCAGGAGTCCATCAACATGGCTGAAATTACGATTTTCGAAGACGATGCCTTCTCGGTATCCACTCTGACCGCTTCCATCAACGAGCAGCCCGTCGTTCCGGGCCGCATCGCTGGCCTGAACCTCTTCGACGAGGAAGGCATCAGCACCACCACCGTCCAGATCGAAAAGGACGGTGACACCCTCGCGCTGGTTCCGGCCGGTCAACGCGGCCAGCCCGCTCTGGTCGTTCAGGGCAGCAAGCGCCAGATGATCCCGTTCAACACGATTCATCTGCCGGAACGCGCCACCATCAACGCCGACGAGATTCAGGGGATTCGAGCCTTCGGCGCTGAAACCGAACTCGATGCCGTGCAGACCGTGGTGAACAAGCGCCTGGCCAAGATGCGCCGGCAACTGGACGCAACCCATGAATTCCACCGCATCGGCGCGATCAAGGGCCTGATCCTGGACGCCGACGGCAACACCGTCCTGCTCAACATTTTCGACCGTTTCGGCCTTTCCCAGCAGACTTTCGACTTCGATCTGGATCAGGCGACCACCGAGCTGCGCTTGAAGTGCAACGACCTGCTCGACTTGATCGAGGATGCTCTGCTCGGCCAGACGTTCACCGGCGTTCGCATCCTGTGCGGCAAGGAGTTCTGGCGCAAGCTGATTGTGCATAAGGCGGTCAAGGAGACCTACCTCAACACGCAGATGGCGGCTTCCTTGCGTGGCGATCCGCGTGAGGCTTTCGAGTTCGGCGGCTGCGTGTTCGAGCGTTACCGTGGCAAGGTCGGCAGCATTGCCTTCGTTGGCGACAGCGAAGCCTATGCCGTGCCCGAAGGCGTCCCGGAGCTGTTCATCACCCGCTACGCCCCGGCCGACTACATGGAGACGGTCAATACCAACGGTCTGCCGTACTACTCCAAGCAGGAGCGCATGCCATTCGACAAAGGGGTGCAGTTGGAGTCGCAGTCCAACCCGATCCACCTTTGCACCCGTCCCCGCGCAATCGTCAAGCTCACGGTGTAAGCCATGAGCGCATTCCGCGAACTGGCTGCCGACATGGACGAGGCAATCTTCGACGCCTTGGCGGACGATGCCCAAGTCGATGGGCGGCCGGTACGCGGGATGTTCTCCGCGCCCTGGCTTGCCCCTCAAGTGGGCAGGCTCAACACCGGCATCGTCGAGCCTCACCTGGTCGTGCAGGATGCTGACGCTGGCGGTGTTGAGAACGGCGCCCAAGTCGTTTTCGATGGCCTCGGGTACGAAGTCGTCGCCGTCGAGCCTGACGGTACCGGCGTTACCGTTCTAGTTTTGAGGCCATCGACATGAGCAGCACAATCAAGGTCGAGATCGACGTAAAGCAGGTGCTCGACCTGATGCATGGCCTGCCGCCGGCCGCGATGCAGAACGCTTGGCGGCGAACGCTTCGCAAGACGGCGAATTGGGTCAAGAGTCAGACGGCGAAGGCAGTCAGCAAAGAAACACGCATCCCGCAGAAACTGCTCCGGCAGCGCCTGTACTTTTTCCTGCGTTCCCGCGACACCGGCAAGGTGTGGCTGGGACTGAATGCCATTGAAGCGAACCGGTTGGGCAAGACTCGGCAAACGCGCAAGGGCGTGACCGCTGGCCGCTTCCGGTTCGACGGTGCGTGGTTGATGAAGAAAATCGCCCCCGATGGCCCGGTCTATCGGCGCACGGGGGAAGGGCGACTCCCTTACGAACAGGTGAAATACGACTGGTCAGACCACGGCGAAACCGCGTTCCGTGACGCGGCAGCTCGCGCCGAGGAACGGCTGCTGGTCGTGCTTCGACAAGAAGTGAATTACGAAATCCAGAAGGCAATCGGCCGTGCTCGATAACCTCGCTCAACTGCATACCGCCATTGTGGCCGGGCTGCGCGCAAAACTCGTCGGCGTGCCGACGGTCGATGCCTATCCGGTAATCCAGCGGCGAATCCACATCCCAGCGGTGCTTGTGGAACTGGCCGAAATGGAACCCGGCGATGATCCGGGGAGCGGCGAGACGGCGCTGATCGGACGATTCCAGGCCCGCGCCATCATCGACCCGAATCAGGCCAATGCCGACATGCAGGTGCGTGAGCTGGCCGCCCGTATCGCTGTGGCGATCACGCACGAAACCTGGGGGCTTGGAATCAGCGTCGCCCAGCTCGTGCAGATCGGCGAGGACGCATTCAAGCCTGAACTCGACGGCTACATGGTGTGGGTCGTCGAATGGACGCATGAATTCCACCTCGGCGAATCGGCATGGCCGTACCCGGATGAGTCAGGCCTTACGGTCATGCTCGGCATGTACCCGGAGACCGGCGCCGGAAATGAGGCTGGTTACTGGCCTGTAGGCAGCGAGCCGCCGGCCGATTGGGGAGAACAGAAGCCATGAGCTTCGCGGAGTCAGAAACCGATCGCATGCTGTCCGGCATGTTGATGGCCGGCACCATCGAAGACGTGGATTACCAATCGGCCCGCGTGCGTGTGCGCTCCGGGGATTGGGTGTCGACGTGGCTGCCCTGGGGGTCGCTGGCCGCCGGGCAGGTACGCCACTGGAGACCGCCGTCGGTCGGCGAGCAGGCCATGATCCTGTCGCCTTCCGGGCAGCCAGAGCAAGGCATGGTGATGCCGGGCTTCTACACAGACCAGCACAGCCAGGCCAACGACAACCGACCCAACATCACGGCTCAGGACTGGCCGGATGGCGCCCGTGAGCATTACGACCACGAGGCGCACGAATACATGCTGTCGGTGCCTGCCGGGGGGCGCATCGTGCTGACCATCGGCGCCACCACGCTGGAACTGCGCGATGACGGCACGACGCTGACGACGCCAAAGCTGCTTGTTGATGCTGCCGACAGCACCTTCACCGGCACCGTGCTTGTGAAGAAGTTGCTGACCTACCTCAAGGGGCTGGTAGGCAAGGGTGGCGGCGGGGCCGGCGCCAGTATCGAGGGCGACATCTTGGTCAATGGCAACGTCTCGGCGACCGGCAGCATCATGGACGCTGGGGGTAACTCGAACCACCACTCGCATTGACCGCAACAACGAATCACCCACCAACCCCGCCAGCGAGCGGGGTTTTCTTTTTCAGGAGGCCATCATGGCAAAGACGAACGAAACCAATTCCACCGCCCCGGTGGTATTCGCCGACAAGGCGTTCAAGAGCCGCACCATTGTTCTCGAAGACGGGCGCACCTTCGCCGTCGAGAAGGGGCGCATCGTCGCCAACGACCCGGCGCTGGTCGCTTACCTCGACAAGCATCCCGAATTCGAGCGCGTCTCCGGGGAGTAAGCCATGTCAGCGCTCGTCGGACTTGACCGAAACGCCGGCCGGGCCATGACGGGCGTCGAGCATTTGAGGCAGTCCATCGCCGACATCCTCACCACTCCGGTGGGTAGCCGCGTCATGCGACCTGAGTACGGATCGCATCTGCCGCGCATGGTCGATCTGCCCGTCAACAAGGGGTGGATTTCGGCAGTGCAGGCAGAGGTTGCCCGCGCCCTTGGCCGGTGGGAACCGCGCCTCAAGTTGCGGCGCATCACCGTGGTGTCCGTCATTGACGGCCAAGTGAATCTGACCATCGCAGGCGAATACCGAGGTGAAACCGTCCTGCTGGAGGTTGTCGCATGACCCAAACCATTGACCTGACCACAATCGCTCCCCCGGATGTTGTCGAAGAACTCGACTTCGAGACGATCTATCAGGAGCTTCTGACCGACTTCCGCCGTCTGTACCCGGAATGGACGGCCTCGCTCGAATCCGATCCGGTGGTCAAGCTGTTGGAGCTGGCGGCCTATCGTGAAATGCTGATCCGGGCGCGGATCAACGATGCTGCTCAATCCAACCTGCTGGCCTTCGCTACCGGTGGCGACCTTGACCAGCTCGCCGCCTTCTACGGTGTCGTGCGGCAGAACGACGAACTCGACGACCGCCTGCGCCTGCGCGTGCAGTTTCAAATCGCCGCCCTGGCCGGTAACGGTACCAGCGAGCGATACCGCGCCAAGGCGATGGAGGCGAGCGATGCGGTAGTTGATGCGGCCGTGTTGCAGCCTGCCGCCGGTTCTGTCGACGTGGCGTTGTGGATCTCCAGCGGCTCCAGCGCTGACGATGTGCTGGCCGCCGTTCGGGCCGCCTTTGCGGCCGACGATGCACGCACGTTGGGCGTACCGCTAACCGTTCGCCAGGCACAGGCCAAGCCGATCAGCGTGATCGCCACGATTTACCGCGAGGCGACCGCCCCGGTTGATCTGGCGCAGCGCCTTGCAACCGCCTTGCCGGAGGCCCTGACTGACTACACCCAGCTCGGCCGGGATGTTCCCCGGTCGTGGTTGCTGGCGAAACTCCATGTTGCCGGCGTCTCCAGGATCGAGCTTTCCGCGCCGGCCGGCGACGTGACGATGGCGCCGGATGAGTACGCCACGGCCGGGACGATGGCCATCACCGACGGGGGTGTTGCATGGTGACACCTTCGCAGATGCTTCCGCCAAACGCGACCCCGTTGGAGCGGGCCATTGCCGACACGGCACCGCGCCAGTTGCTTGATGCGCTCGCCGATGCACCGAGGAGGCTCAAGAGTGCGCCGCCCGACGCAGTGGTGCCTTGGTTGGCGTCCGAGTGGTTCCTGTCGGATTTCATCGGCTACTTCCCGGACGCACGCGCATTGCTCGCCGCTGGTCTGCCCTGGCTCAAGGTGCGCGGCACAGCCGCCGCCGTGAAACAGGCGCTGTCGTGGATCGGCATGACGGCAACGCTGGAAGAGGATGGCGCCCGCCTGCAACTCGACCCAGGGAACCCGTTTGCACCGGACAACTTGGCCGCCATCAAGCACCTGGTCGGTGCCTCGATCCCGGCTCATGTGCAGCTCTACCGGCTATTCCACGGCTACGACCGCCGCGTCCTCCATGCCTCGACCGGCGACCGCTGGTCGGAAGCCTTCCTGTCGGACGACTCCGGGGTATGGATCGACGGCGTGAAGTTGAGCTTCGGCCGCACCCAGCGACTGGAAGCCGAACGCCCGGAGACGGTCGGCGCCATGCGGCTCTACCGGCTGCATACCTCGCGCACCCTCTACCCGGACGTGCTGCGCTACGGCACCGCCCGCTTCGGCGATGCCCCGGTGCTCAACCACCCGGTGGCACGCGGCCGGCTGACCGGCCTCGGCAATGCGCTCGGCCTGCTGCACCCGGTCATCCTCGCCGGCAACGCCCCGCCCAAGCGCTGGACGGGCGGCTGGGATGCCCGTACATGGGGCCGCTGGCTGCCCATGAAGCCGCACCGCCGCATCGCCCGCGCTGCCTTTGGGCTTTCCGAAGACTGGCGTCTCGGCGAGCCAAACACCCGCTTCGGCGGCTACACCGAGACGGCCACCAACCGCTTCTTCTGGTCGGACCCCGACTCGAAGCTGTCGGCCTTCGACCCCGGCCGCATCCGCACCCCGATTGAAGAGGTGTGGGTCGTCACGCACGGCCTTGCGGCCGTTGCCCCGCCCGACCTCGGGCAGATGGGCGGCCGTACCAGCCGCCACGGCCTGCATACCAGCCTCGCCGACTGGCGCGGCCAGGTGCGCATGGACGGGTCGCTCCGCTGGTCGGACGCGCCGCTGACCGAGAGCACGGGCGAACTGGCCATCGGCCGCCTGCACACCGGCAGCACCGTGGGCATCGGCGACCGGGCCAGCCGCTACCCCTGGGCCGGCGGTTGGGACGACCGGCGCTGGGGCGGCGACATCGGCACCACTCACCAAACCCTGACTTCATAAGGAGAAACGCCACATGGCAACCTTGACCCACAGCGGACGCGCCGCCCTGGCCGCCGCGCTCGCCTCGCAGACCCTGCACTTCGCCTGGGGTACGGGCGATGCAGCTTGGGACACCACTCCGGTGCCCGAACCCATCGACGCCACCGCTCTGGTCAATGAAGTCGGCCGGCGTCTGGTCACCCAGGTGCAATTTGTAACCGAAGACCCGGCCGGCGAAATCATCGTCCCGACCGGGCGCTACACCGTTTCGGCCACGCCAACGCGGCACCTCCTGTTCCGCATCGCCTACGACTTCGGCGACGCCCCGGCCTCGGTGATCCGCGAGGTTGCCCTGTTTGCCGGCACCGAGGTGCAGGCGGGACTGCCGGCTGGCCAGCGCTACTTCGAGCCGGGGCAGATCGTCGCTCCCGGCACCTTGGTCGCCCTGGAGCGCATCACCCCAATCAACCGCTCGCCGGCCACCCGCGAGACCTTTGAACACGTCATCACCCTGTAAGGAGAGGCTATGCCGACCACCATGCCCGAGGGCTACTACAACCGCTTCGACCCGGCGAAGAACTTCGACCAGCATCTCTTTCGGGCCGGTTTCGCGGTGCAGTCGTCCGAGTTCAACGAAGTGCAGTCCAACGTTGCCGCCCGCATCCAGGGCGTCGCCGACGCCTTGTTCCGCGACGGCGACGTGATCCGCGACGCCCGCGTCATCGTCAATGCCGACACCGGGGAAACCACCTGCGAAGCCGGCGCCGTCTATCTCAAGGGCGCCGTGCGCGGCGTCGCCCCCAGGAGCATCCTCGTCCCGGTCGTGGGCGTGATCGCCGTGGGCCTCTACCTACAGGAGGCGGTCATCACCGAGCTGGAAGACCCCAGCCTGCGCGACCCGGCCGTTGGCACCCGCAACTACCAGGAGCCCGGCGCCGCCCGCCTCAAGATCGAGGCCGTGTGGGGCTTTGCCGGCGACGGTCAGAACGGCGAGTTCTTCCCGGTCTATCAGGTCGAGAACGGCATCCTGCGGGCCAAGGAACCGCCGCCCAACCTGGACGGCGTGACGCAGGCGCTCGCCCGCTACGACCGCGACTCTTCCGGCGGCTCCTACGTGGTCGGCGGCCTCACCGTCGCTGCCGCCGCCGACCTGCAAACCGGCGAGCAGGTCTATACCGTCAGCGAGGGCCGCGCCCGCGTCAATGGCTACGGCGTCGAGCTGACCACCTCCCGCCGCCTGATCTACCTGGCCGCGCCCGACCTCCGGCAGATCGACAGCGAGCCGCACACCAGCACCACGGCCGACGCCCAGCGCATCAACCTAGACCGCACCCCGGTCGCCGCCATCAGCCAGGTGCGTATCACCAAGGAAGTCACTGTCACGCTGACCCACGGCGGCTATACCGGCGCCCAAGACCCGCTGCCCGACACTTCCGTCATCAGCCTCCTGGAAGTGAAACAGGGCGGCACCACCTACGTGGCCGGCACCGACTACAAGCTCACCGCCGGCAAAGTGGACTGGAGCCTGACCGGCGCCGAACCGGCGCCCGGCAGCACCTACACGGCGAAATACCAGTTCATCGCCACCGTGCAGCCCGCCTCCGAGGACGACACCGGCTTTACCGTCGAAGGCGCCGTCGTCGGGTCGCTCGTGCTGGTCAACTACAGCCAGAAGCTGCCGCGCATCGACCGCCTGGCCATCGGCGCCGAGGGCGAGCTGGTATGGATCAAGGGCGTCGCCGCCGACTGGAACCCCCAGGCCCCGGCCGTGCCGAGCAACCTGCTGCCGCTGGCCACCATCAGCCAGACCTGGACCACCGGCCGCACGGTCACCAATGACGGCGTGCGGGTGGTGCCCATGTCGGAACTCGCCACCATCCAGACCAAGCTCGACCGCATGGCCGAGCTGATCGCCCAGCAGCGCCTCACCTCGGACGCCCAACTGCGGGAGAGCGGCACCAAGAAGGGCCTGTTCGTCGATCCCTTCCTGTCCGACGACATGCGCGACGCCGGCAGCCCGCAGACCGCCGCCATCGTGGCCGGCGAGCTGACCCTGCCGATCACCGCCACCGTCGCCGCCGTGCCGAACGACGTGACGGCCCGCACCAGCCTGGCTTTCAACCTCACGGCCACCCTGGAGCAGACGATGCGGACCGGCAGCATGAAGGTGAATCCGTATCTCGCCTTCGACCCCATCCCGGCCGCCGTCACGCTCACCCCGGCGGTGGATCGCTGGACAGAGCTGCAAACCACCTGGGCCAGCCCGGTGACCGAGCGCCTGACGGTCGGCAGCGGCAACCGCTCCAGCGTCAGCCAGAGCACCTCCGACGTGCTCCTGTCTTCCAGCCGCCGGGCCATCGAGACCTTGCGGCCCATCGAGGTGCATTTCTCGGTATCCGGCTTCGGCCCCAACGAGGCGCTGGCCAGCCTCAAGTTCGACGGCATCAGCGTCACGCCGGCCGCCCTGTAAGGAGAAAGACGAACCATGACTCTCAATGCCAACAGCGCCGGCCTGCTCGCCGGCAAATTCACCATCCCGGCCAACGTCCCGTCCGGCAGCAAGCGCGTCGAGTTCGTCGGCGCCGGAGGCAGCCGTGGCGAGGCCGTGTTCATCGGCCAGGGCGAACTGCAAACCGACACCCGGCAGCAGATCACCCGGATCACCACCACGCTGTGGTGGCAGAACACCGACCCGCTGGCGCAGACCTTCACCCTCAACGCCGACACCCAAGTGGGCGGCGTCGATCTGTGGTTCACGGCCAAGGGCACCAGCCCGGTGGTGGTGCAAGTGCGAGAGACCACGGCCGGCGTGCCCAACAAGACGGTGCTCGCCGAGACCCGCCTGCAACCGGCGTCCATCGCGCTCTCCGGCCACACCCGCATCCAGTTCCCGGCCCCGGTGCAGCTCCTTTCCGGTTCCGAATACGCCCTCGTGGTGCTCTGCGACGACGCTGACACCTCCCTGGCCATCGCCGAGTTGGGCAAATGGGACAACACCGCAGGCCGCTGGGTGACCAGCCAGCCCTACCAGGTCGGCGTCCTGCTGTCCTCCAGCAACGCCAGCACTTGGACTCCGCACCAAGACCGCGACATGGCCTTCCGCCTGTTGGCGGCCAGCTACACCGAAACCGCCAAGACCGTCGCCCTGGGCAACGTCGCGGTGACCAACGCCACCGACCTGATGCTGCTGTCCCTGGCCGACAGCCCCACGGCCGCTGCCCGCGCCGAGTACAGCCTGGGCCTGCCCGATGGCAGTACCGTCAAGGTCGCCGATGGCCAGCCCGTGCGCCTGCCGGCCCCGATCACCGGCAACGTCAGCGTCTCGGCCAGCCTGCTCGGTACCGAGGCGGCTTCCCCGGTGCTGTTCCCCGGCACCCAGCTCGTCAGCGGCCAGGTGTCCGAGACCGCCGACTACGTGAGCCGGGCGATCCCCGCCGGCAACAATGCCCGCGTGCGCGTCATCTTCGACGCCCTGATCCCGGCCGGCGCCAGCGTCACGGTGGCCGCCTCGGGCGTCGATGCCGGCGACACCTTCCAGGCCGTGGCCTACCAGTCCAGCAAGGCTATGGGCGATGGCTGGATGGAAATGACGCACGAACTGGCCTCCATCAGCGAGGCGATGGTCAAGGTCAAGCTGACGCTCGGCGGCAACAGCGCCGCCCGGCCCCGCGTGCGCAACCTGCGCGTCATCGTCCTGTAAGGGGTAGGGAATGCCTGAAATCCTCACCCCCCACCTGAGCCTGCCGTTGCCGCATCCCGACAACAGCCTGGCCGAAGACGTGATCCGTATCCGGGACGCCTTCACGGTGCTCGATCAGAAGATCGCCGCCCTGGACACGCTCTTGACCAGCGACGACCTCACCCTCGACAGCGTCCAGGAGCTGGTCGGTGCCATCAAGGCCGCCCGCACCGAGATCGGCGCCGTCAATGCCCTGGTCGCCAGCCAACTGTCGGCACAGAACACTGCCATCAACGCCCAACTGACCGCACAGAACGACGCCGTGGCGCAGCAGCTCGCTGCGCTCTCGGCGCTCGTCTATGCCGGCCTGTAAGGAGGAACCATGCCCAGCACCAACCTGACCGATTTCCGAACCCAATACCTGGCCAAGGTGAAAGGGCGGCTGACGGCCGCCGACGTGGCCAACTCCAGCGACACCGACCTGATCCTGCAATCGGCGCTGCTGAAGGCTTACGACAGCGTGAATCGCTTTGACTCCATCACCCCCGAAGCCGTCGCCCCGCTGGAAACCATGACCAGCGCCGAGCTGGATGCTTACCTGCTGGACGCCAGCAACCGGCAGAGTTTCGAGCTGGTGCTTTCGTCGCCGGAGGCCATGACCGCCCTTGCTGCGAGCAGCACGGCCATGACCGCCCTTGCTGCGAGCAGCACGGCCATGACCGCCCTTGCTGCGAGCAG